GTCTTTGTCTTCTATAAACTTACCAAGTAAGTTACTTACTGGTCCTATTAGTGCTGTTAACATTAATATACCCTCACTTTCTTTTCATCAATATTTGGTATAAGTTTGCATATACATTGATAAATTTGTGTTTCACCTTTTATATCATACTCTTGCACACTTAAATACTTTGAAAATCTTATACAATCTGCTGCAGATTTAAAATATATTGCGCCTTCTACTACTCCATTTAAATAACACGCCAACATAAATGCTGTCATTATAAAGCACTCTGAGGTGTTCTATGTAAAGCAAACTCTTGAATGCTTGCTACAATATGTAGTCTATCAGCTGTAGCAGCTGTTGCTTTTAATATTTCCCCACTTTGTAAGATTAAATCTCTTGTTAATAATTCTATTGATGTATTAGCATCTACTGCTTTAACTTTAAATAAACTAAAAATATCACTGCCATTAGTTATAGTAAGAGTTATTGTGTCAGCACTGCCAGAGTCATTAGACACTATAATGCTATTTATAACAGATGCGTTAAAATCAGCAGAAGCTGGTGCTGTATATATAGTTGTGGCAGCAGTAGAGTCTAAGTCAGCTTTAGCATTTGTAAGTCCTTGAACATATTGTGGTATACTTACAACTAACATTATCTTCTACCATCTGGAACCACATTAATTTGTGGTGATCCTAGCTTAAATTTTGTTCCTAAAGTAGTAGACTCAACTCTAAGAGCAAATGTTCTGCCTCTAACTCTTAAGTCAAGTTTCTCCGTATACGCTTCCACAGGACTTGTTGCAGATCTTTGGCTAGTTTCTGTATCTGTCTGCGTAAAACCCGATCCAGAGTGCGTTCTAGCTTTAACAGTGAAGTCTACACTTGGATTAATAGCTGTAGAGCCGCTAAAATTTACATCTGGTATTATTCTATTAACAAACGCAAGTCTTTCCGCATCACCTAAAGCCATAGGAGCAGACTCAACAAATGCTGTCATAGCTGATCCATCATCATCAAAACCAACTTCATGGTTATATAAATACTGACCACCTGTTGCTACCGGTAATGTTCGTATTCCTCTGTCAAGCCAAGCCTGCCTTGCTAAAGTTCCAAAATACCAAACATTTTCTAAATAGTTATAAGTAATATATTTATCTATCTCAGTACTACTGGCACTAGGGTAAAACCATATTATCTCACTAAACTCTGAGTTTACACCTGCGTGAACCTTCTCTCTTTCTTCAAAGTTAAAATCAAGAAATACTTTGTCTTTTACACTACATGGTATTTGTTGTGTTTGACCTGTATACATATAAAATGTATCTACACCCATCCAAAAAACGCTATCATCAACAGCTATTGCAGATGCTGGACTCATTATAGTTATGTTCTTAGAAAGCTCTTTTATACCAAATGTAAATGGCGGGCCAATAAATCTCATAGAATGTAAACTCTTATTAGTAAAAACTAATATCTGCTCTTTAGTTTCTACTGCTTGCACAAACTCAGAGCCGCCACCAAGCCTTATATCACCTGCCGTATTTGTAGTTGTAGGAAACCAATCAACAGGATTTTCCTGTGATGAAAATCTAATTAACAAAGGATCTTGTGTTCCATTCCCTTGTGTTGCTGTAGATGTTGCCCCTAATCCATCACACCCAAACGCTATTACATGTCTGTCACTATCTGATACAATAATTTGTTTACATATTTGTGGCACGCTCGTTTCATTAGAAAATAAACTTGTTGCACTAAGCTCAACTGCTCTGCTAGACAACCCATCGGTTTTGTCCCAATAAAATAAACCACCATCTCTAGCATTTATTATTAAATCTTCACCAAAGTTATCATGTGACCATAATCTTATTTGCGCACCCGGAACTGTAACTGAAGCTGCATTACCCCATCCAACAAAATCATTAGCAGAGTCTGCGTTGCCAGTTGCTAATCTAACAAGAGTGTTATCTGCATGTGTTACCGCTGTTGTGCCACTAGCACCTCTAGTTGATGGGCCGCCACCTGTGCCTAAAGTATTAGAGCTTATTGTACCAACAGTAATTAATTCTTCTTCTATTAATACTAAATCACCAGCAGTTATACCAGTTGAGCTATCTACATCTATTGCAGTCTCACTATTATCTAGTGCTTCATTAAGTTGTGTTGCTAAAGCATTATTTGTTGTACCACTCCATTGACCAGCGCCCCATCCTGTACCGCCAACCGTAACATCCAATCCTGTATTTATTTGATACGCACCAACAACGCTACCTCCACCACTGCCGGTATCAGAAGCATTAGCGGTTGCTGAAGCTGTTATTGTGTAAGCATTAGAACTTATTAATGATACGATTTGATGTTCTTTATTTAAAACTGCAGCAGTTATTAACCCACCTAATGAGGCTGCTCCTGATATCGTAACAAAATCATTTATATTTGCACCATGAGCAGGATCTAATACAGTTATTGTGGCTGATCCATTAGTAGCTGAAAATGTAATATCACCAGCACTTGTTGTATTTCTTAATGGAGTAATGTCATTAAATGCCTGACCTTCTTCTATGTAATATTTTAAATGTGTTCCTATACCAAGAAAATCTGATCCATCCAATGTAACCCAGTTCATTAATCTTCTAGCAGATCCTTGATATGTACTAGTGCTGTATTTAGACCATCCACCTATTTTTTCAGGAGTGCCTAATCTAAATCTTATTTTATCACCATCAACAAAACCACCTTCGTTACTATATGGAGTAACATCTGAAGATATGCCTGCTTTGAATGTTAATTTATTTAATGGCATTAAAACGCACTCACTGATCTTGTTCCTGTGTGACTTGATACGACTATATCACCAGTTCCATCGTTTACTGGCTTTACTGAATATGGTTGACTACTTCCGTCTGATCCAGATACTGTACCAGTTAGACTAAATGATCCGTCTGTTGAATCTCTGTTAGCTGTAGCGGTTGATCCTGCGCCCACTGTAACGCCGTCATAAGGATCTGCTCCAGACAATACACATGATATTGCTAAATTATTTGTAAATATAAAACGTCTGCCTGCCGTAACACCTAAAACATCTACGTTTTTAATTTGGTTAAATGCTCCACGACCACCTATTATAGCAACAACTGCTTTACCAGTTGCAGAATCTATGAACATTTCTATTGCAAAAGTACCAGCATTACCACTGTTGACTCCTACTAACGCACTATTCCATCTCATAAAACGATAAGTTCCACCAGCATGAGAATGCGTTGTGTTTGTGTCTGGTTGATCTGCTGATACCCCATCAAAGGTGCTTGGCCCACTGGGTCCAACAATAGCTCCACTTATAGGTGTGCCGTCTTCTAAAAATGCATGAGTAAAGGACATACCAAAATCTGATCTATTTATATTATCTAATCCTACACCTCCAAAATTCGTAGTATTAGCTGTAGTATAATAAGTTTCGTTTACAAGCATACCAGCAGTGCTACCCGTATTTGGTTTTGTTACTGTGGTATTACCATCTCCAAACGAAGTACCACTACCTGCGCTTCTATCGTCATTTATGAAAGTGCCTACAAAAGTATGATCATCCGTAGTTACTTCTAAAGTTGAATTGTCTGCGGCTGCTATTGTAGTTGTGCCAGTATTACCAGCATCACTATCAGAACTTGTAAAAGTTTTAAGTGTTGATTGTACGTTACCACTTCCTACTAATTCTACATCTGTGCTAGAATTATTTGTAATTGGTGATCCAGAAGAGTTAAGAATTGTGTTGCCATTAGTATCTATAATAATTTTTTTATGAGCAGAATCATTTGTCATTGTTAAATTACCAGATATATTGTCTGTTAG